GATAGACGGGGGTAAATAAGGGATAAATAGAATATATGAAAAATAGGAATATTATAATGAGACGTTTGGAAAAAGCAGAAGGGCAGATTGAGAAACTGTATTTCTTTCTCCAACGTGGTGGTAGTCAAGAAGATGTAAAGGAGGTATTAGTTACTTTACGTGAGGCTATTGATGATGCTAAAGTTTTTATTAACCAAGAACCATTAGGACCAAATGAACTTAACGGCTGAACAAATCCAAGATAATTGGAATAAATTAATGGGTTTCATTGATACTTATATCTCTGAACCTCGTAAAGATAATCTGAAAAAACTTTATGAAAAGTATGCTGAGCGTTTAATGTTGATGCCTGCTGCTCATAAAAAAGAATACCATAATGCATTTCCAGGTGGTTATATAGAACATGTTAATAGAGTTATAGAAGCAGCTATTAAGTTAGAAGAAGTATGGGAAGAATTTGGATGTGATAATTCTACTTATACACTTGAAGAACTTGTCTTCTCAGCTATGAATCATGACTTAGGTAAGATGGGTGATGAAGAACATGAATCTTATATCCCTCAGGATGATAAATGGAGAAAAGAAAAACTAGGAGAAGATTATAAGTTTAATGATAAATTAGCTTTTGCATCTGTTCCTGATAGAGGTTTATTCTTACTTCAGTCTCATGGTGTTCAATATACTTTTAATGAAATGGTAGCTATTCAGACTCATGATGGTTTATATGATAAGGCAAATGAGAAATATTTGATGACTTATATGCCTGAGTTAAAACCAAGAACTAGTTTACCTTATATTATACACCAGGCTGATTTAATGGCTGCTCGTATTGAGTTTGAACGTGAATGGTTTCCTAAATTTAAAGGTAACTTGGAAGTGTCAAAGAAGCCATTTACATTAGAGACGAAAAAATCAGCACCTGTTACTTCAGCAAATAAAGCTAAAGCTTTAGGAAGTTTAAAAAATGAGGGGCTAAAAAATTTATTAGATAATTTATGATATTAGCAATTATTATTCTTTCAATATTGGTCGTGATTTTAGGATACACGACCTTTAACCTTCTTAAAAAGAATGAAAAACAAGAAGATATTCTAGCAGGATATATGTCTTACTTAAATAAAATTTCAGACACAATTGAACAGGCAGATGAAAAATTAAAAGAAGTAGACTATAAAGGTTCCTTTAAATCTGATGATGAGGTAGGTTTTGTTTTTGAACAAATTAAAACTATTCAAACAATATTGAATACTTTTATAATCAAAGATATTAAGTAATGGAACTAGTGATGGTAAAAAAGAAAAAAGGAGTACAGTACTTTACCCAAGAAACAGAAGACTCAATAGTATTATATAATAACACTTCTGACCCAGAAACAAGAAGTCGTTTGTATAATGATAAAATTCATTATGCTTTTTTTAAATTAACAGAAAATATAATTCATACATTTAAGTTTTATTATACAGAAGTAGATGAAATTGAACATCTACAACATGAAGTAATTACATTTCTACTTAGTAAAATTCATTTATATGATCAATCTAAAGGTACAAAAGCATACTCTTATTTTGGAACCATTGCTAAACGTTATTTAATACTTTCAAATCAAAAGAACTATAAAAAACGTATTGATACTGCTCCTGTAGAACTTTTAGAAGAAGATGAAACATATTCTTACACTATAGATGATTCTTCTTCAGATGAAAGACTATCTCTTTTTATAGATGATTTTACAGATTATGTTACTGAACATATTTTTGAATTATTCCCAAAAGAATATGATGCTCAAATAGCTGATGCTATTTTAGAATTATTTCGTAAAAGATAATATTTAGATGTATTTAATAAAAAAGCACTTTACATTTATATCCGTGAACAAGTTGATGCTAAAACACCTAAAATAACTAAAATAGCTAATCAACTTTATGACATCTTTAAAAAAGGTTATATATTTTATTTAGAACACGGATATACAAATTTTTAAGTTTCATATTTATAAGAAACTAATTGTATATTTATGTCACAATTTGATAACGTAGTCTTTGGTAAGAAAAAATTTTCTGATATTTTAGAAGAAATTTATACTAACCAACAGAAAAAGGATAAACAAGTCTCTGCTCTTATAAATGAGCTAAAACCTCTTATTTCCGATATTGGTGATGCTACTTTAGTAGTTCCTTTAATTAAAGAATATATGGAGATTAGTGTTAAAAATGATGACTTATTAATTAAAATGGCTGCTTTAGCTCAACGAGCTATGAACACTCAAGCACCAGATGGTTCATTAACTATCTCAGATGAGGAAAAAGAACAACTATTAGCAGCAATGAATGATCTTAAAGGGAAAAAATAATGTTTGCTAGTAATAGTTTATTTAGAACCATTGTACAAGAAAGTCAAAGACTTGAACGTAATGGTACTTTTACAATTACCCCTGTAAGAGTAAAATATACTTTTCTTAATCTAGAACAAACAAAAAAAGACTACCCTGAAATATATGCTAAGTATGGCGAAGACTTTGCTTTAAATGGAATTCTATTTGATTCAATTACTGCCCCAACTCCAAATACTAAATCTAAAAATTTAGATTATTATATATTTGCTAAACCTTTATTTCCTAATTTCAGACAAGTTCCTCTTGTTAATGAAATAGCTTATGTAATAACATTACCATCAGTTAATTTACAAGACCCAAGTTTTATTAACTTAAATGATCAAGAATTTTATTACTTTCTTCCTATAAATCTTTGGAATAGTGTTCATAATAATGCCTTACCTAATCCTTTAGATACAACAACTAAAACACCCTCAGAACAAAAATCAATACAACAAATTGAAGCAGGTTCTAAAATAAAAGTAACAGATGGAGTTAATGATATTGATTTAGGAGAAACATTTGAAGAACAAGCTGATATTAAAAATTTACAACCTTTTGAAGGTGATGTAATTTTTGAAGGTAGATGGGGTCAATCCTTTAGATTTGGTTCCACAGTAACTGGAAGTAATGGATTGCCTTATTTAGGTAACCAATGGTCTGATAAGACTTTGCTAGGTAATCAAGGCGATCCTATCTTAATTATAAGAAATGGACAACATAATGATGGTAAAGAAGCTTGGAAACCTATATTAGAAGATATTAATAAAGATCCTGCTTCTATCTATATGGGATCAACCCAAAAAATCCCATTAACTCCAGCGGCTAGTTCTTATGAAAGTTATTATTACCCTCCTACAAACCCTAAAGAATATTCAGGTAACCAATTAATTCTTAATTCAGGTAGAGTAGTCTTAAACTCAAATAATGATCATATATTACTTTCATCTAATAAATCTGTAAATTTAAACGCTGTTGAAAGTGTAAATATAGATACTAAAGATTTTATTATTTCTTCAAATACTCTTTTAGGAGGAAAAGATGCTACAGAAGCTTTATTAAAAGGAAATACAACTATAGGAATATTAAATGAGGTAATAGATAATATTCAAACGTTATCTGATAATTTACAAACTCTAATCTCCCAACCAGCTGGTACTAATTTTGCTACTTTAGCTGCTAATGCAGGAGCTGTTTCAAGAAACTTAACTTCATTAAAAAATGAATTAACTAATAAAACATTATCAACTAAAAGCTTTACAATATAATGGCTTTACCAATAAATAAAGATATCGCCCTTCAAATAGCTAAACAAAAAGCAAAAGAAGCTATAGCTCAAAAAGCTGCTAAAGCTGCTATGGAACAAGCTAAAAAACTTAGAGAAGCTAAAACTTTACCTAAACCTGAAGGAGTTATTGATATTAAAGCATTATCTAAAACAGTTAGAGCATCACAACCAGATGATCAAAAACCAAAAGGTTTAGCTAAATTTGGTAAACTTATAACTGATAATGGTTTACAATTAGCTCAAGCTGCCTTACCAGCGGCTAAAGCTTACGCTGTACAATTAGCTATAGATACAGCTTCAGAAAATCTTCCAGATGTATGTCCTAGTCAAGAAATAATAGATTCTATTATAACCCCATTAACTAATTTAATAGAAAGTATAAATTCAACAGCTACAATTACTCAAGATATAAATAAATTAATGCAAGATGTATCAACAGGAGTAACAGTTGTTTCTACTACATCAACTATTCTTAATGCCTTAATTCCTGGATTAACAACAGCAGCAGATGCTTCTCCTTTAGCCCCAGGTTTCTTAGTTTCAGCTATTGATAAAATTGATTATGTTAATAAAAAAATAATTTTTAAAAATGATGGTACTCCTAGATTACCTGAAATTATATCAAATGTAGGTAGTGTGACTATAGCTACAAGTTTAGTATCTTTTTATTTAAAACAAGTAAAAGATATATTAGATAAAGTAATAGCTATTATTAAAAAATGTTCTCCTAGTTCTACTCTCCCTGAATTAAATGCTGAAGTTATTTCTTTATCTAAACAACAAGAACAATCAACAGCTAACCAGGATAATGTCTATAAAGGATTTTTAATAAAAATAGTTGAGGTTAAGTTTAATGAACAATTAAACCAAAGAAAAGCAGTAGCATATAATGGTAATGGTATTCCTGTATTAGAAACTGAACTTTCATTTACTACTAACACTCAAACTTTAGTTAATGATTTAAAAAAGATAATTGATGAATCTGGTTTAATTGGAGATTATCAAGCAACTCCTCAACCACCAGCAATTGATCAAGACTTACTTCCAGATTCAGGTCTTGAGAATGACCAAGTTAGATTAAGTGTTTTAGATACTAGAATAGCTGCTAATCAAAGTAAAGTTGATGATGAATATAAGAAATTCTTAGCATTAAATAAAGAATTACCTATTTCACCTCCTAATTATCCTGCTGTCATTTCTACACTTAATATTGGTACTGTCACAGGCCAATTTAATACTTTTGCTAATGAAGTACTTAATGAAGTTAATTATAGTTTTTATGCGTATCGTGATGGTCAGCAAGTTGAAGAATTCCGTTATTCAGAGCAAGAAAGAGAATCAGCAAATAAAATAATACCTGAATTAAAACAAAAATTAAATACTATTAGATCCCTTATTGATAATATTAATTCTTTTAAAGGAAATAAAGGAGTAATAGAAGGAACAGCTGTAGCTGTAGATATAAACACACAATCATCATTTGCTCTTCCTACACCTTTAAATCCAAACCCGTAAAAAAATAATTAAAACTAATATTTATAACTAATGAAACCGACAGAATTCAAAAAATTAATTAAAGAAGCTGTTAGAGAAGCTATCCAAGAAGAATTAAAAGATATTCTCTTAGAAGCAGTTCGTGCCCCAAAATCAGTTGTAACTGAATCAAAAGACACTTATGCTCAACCTCATATTGAAAATCCTAAACAACTAACTGCCCAAGAACGCAGAGATATGTTTTCAGGCATTATAGGTGAAATGCAACAAGGAAAACCAGCTACTTCAGCATACGCAGGAGATATACAAATGAATAAACCTGTAGATACTATTAATGGAGCTTTACCAGAAGGTAATGTAGGGTTAGACCAGATAATGGCAATGATGAATAAATAATGGCAATTATAGTTAGAAATAGATTCCCAGTAGATTCTCAAGCTCAAAAAGCTGTTGGAGTTGATATTCCCTTCAATGGACCTGCTGTATTTAAATCTAATTACTTAACTAGAGAAGCTATAAAAAATAACTTAATAAACTTTTTTTCCACTACCCCTGGTGAAAGAGTATTTAATCCTTTTTTTGGAAGTAAATTAAAAAGTATAGTTTTCCAAGGATTAAATGATGTTACAAGAGAAAATATTTCTTTTATACTTAATGATGAGTTAAAAAATATTTTTCCATTTGTACAGGTTCAAGATATAAACTATGTCCCAAATGAGGACTTTAATGAATTAACAATAACTATAACTTATCAAGTAGCTAATTTTGGTATAAATGATACTTTAGAAATAACATTATAAAATGGCAATTAAAAGAGATGTAAAATATTTAAACAGAGACTTTAGTACATTAAGAGACCAATTAGTCACTTATGCTAAAACTTATTTCCCAAACACATATAATGACTTCACCCCAGCCTCACCTGGAATGATGTTTATGGAAATGGCTGCTTATGTTGGGGATGTAATGTCATTTTACTTAGATAACCAAATTCAAGAAACTTATATACAATACGCTCGTCAAACAGATAATATATTTGATTTAGCTTATATGTTAGGTTACAAACCTAAAGTTACATCAGCAGCTACTGTAACTCTTGATTTTTATCAAACTGTTCCTGCTACTACAAGCGGAAGTAATAATGTGACAGTTCCTGATTTTAGTTATTCTCTTTTAGTACCATCTAATACTATTATCACCTCAAAAACCAATTCTAACTTAACCTTTATAACTAAGGATAAAGTAGATTTTAGTTTTAGTAGTTCATTAGATTCAACTGAAGTATTAGTATATCAAACAAGTGGAGGATCTCCAACATCTTATTTATTAAAGAAATCAAGACAAGCTATTTCTTCTACTATAAAAACAACAACAGCTACTTTTACTTCTCCTGTTCCTTTTAATTATGTTGATATAAATGATACAAATATTATAGGAATATTAGATATTACAGATTCAGATGGTAATCAATGGTATGAAGTAGATAACTTGGCCCAAGATGCTATTTTTGATACATTAGAAAATACCAACCCAAATGACCCAAATTATTCAGGAAATTCAGATGTACCTAATCTATTAAAAATTAAACAAGTTCAAAATAGATTTGCTACTCGTTTCTTAGACGCTGAAAATTTCAGAATATTGTTTGGAGCGGGTAATCCTAATGATACAAATGAGGTAATTGTTCCTAACCCAAATAATGTAGGTTTAGGTTTACCTTTTGAACAAGATAAATTAACAACAGCTTACTCACCTACTAACTTTGTGTTTACAAATACTTATGGTGTTGCTCCAACAAATACTACTTTAACTATTAGATATTTAACAGGTGGTGGAGTTGCTAGTAATGCTCCTGTAGGAGATTTAACAACAATTAATACTTCTGCTGTTAGATTTATTAACTCAAATATAGCTAATAATACAGTAGCTCAAACATCTTTTGATTCTTTACAAGTAAACAATCCAATAGCTGCCTCAGGAGGTAGTAGTGGAGATTCTTTAGAAGAAATTAGACAGAATGCTTTAGGTAATTTCCAAACCCAATTACGAGCAGTAACATCAGATGATTATAATATTAGGGCTTTAAGTTTGCCTCCTCAATATGGTAGTGTTTCAAAAATATACACAGTAAAAGAAAAAGCAACAAATATTTCTCAAGTTGGTGTTACTTCAACTCTTGATATGTATGTTTTAAGTTCTAACAATGATGGAACTTTAAAAACAGCTTCACCCGCTTTAAAACAAAACATAATTACTTATTTACAACCATTTAGAATCATTAATGATTCAGTTGAAGTAAAAGATGCTTTTGTTATTAATATTGGTGTTGAATTTGATATTATTGTTTTACCAAATTATAATAATGATCAAGTTTTAACTAACTGTATTAACTACCTAAGAAATTATTTTAACATAGACAACTGGCAAATTAATCAGCCTATTGTTTTAAAACAGTTATTTACGAATTTAGACCAAATTGATGGTGTGCAGACAGTACAAGCTATCAATATTGTAAACAAAACAAATACAGCTGAAGGGTATAGCAATTATGCTTATGATATAACCTCAGCTACTTATAACAATGTAGTTTATCCTTCACTTGATCCAATGATTTTTGAAGTTAAATACCCAACAGTAGACATTAAAGGCAGAGTAGTAACATTATAAAATGGCAGTATATAAAATTTTCCCGTCTAAAGATACAACCTTATATTCATTATTTCCTAATATGAATACTGGGTTAGATCCTATTATGGAAGCTACCCAAACTTCCTTTACTACAAATGAACCTAGTCCCCAATCAAGCAGATTTTTAGTCACTTTTGATAGTACTGAAATAGAGGATGTATTGGAAAACAAAATGGGAGTATCTGCTTCAGCCCAATTACAAGATACTTCAAGTTATGAAGTTAATTTACAATGTTTTATTTCTACAGCTACAGGTGTTGATATTAATCCAACAGGAACATTATTAGAAGCTTATTATGTTTCTACAAATTGGAGTATGGGTACAGGTCAATATTTAGATGATCCTATTTCAACAGATGGAGCTTCATGGTATTGGGTTAATTATTCTGGTAGCACAGCTTGGACAACTGCTGGTTTTCCAACAGGAGTAACAGCTTCTTTTACAGGTTCTAATACAGATAGAGACACTAATCCATATGCTGGTGGTGGAACTTGGTATACTGGTTCTGCTAATAGTTTATGGGATGCTGATGCTTACCCAATATCTGCTTCTCAAACATTTTCATATTCAACAGATAAAGACTTAAATGCTACTGTAACTAATATAATAGGAGCTTGGTATACTGGGGCTATTAGTAATGATGTTTTTAATGGATTTATTGTAAAACAAAATCCTGAATTTGTATTTGATAGAAATTACCAACCAGAATTAAAATATTTCTCAGTTGATACAAATACTATATATCCTCCTGCTTTACAATTTAGTTGGAGAGATTTTACATGGAGTACAAGTTCAACTATAGCAGTTTTAGACACATTACCTGCTTTAGTTTCATTAAATGAAAACCCAGGTACTTTCCATAGTCAGAGTGTTAATATTTTTAGAGTTAATGCTGCCCCAAAATATCCACCTAGAGTTTGGACTACTTCTTCATGGTACACTACAAATTATTACTTACCAGAAGCATCATACTATGCTATAAAAGACTTAAGTACTAATGAATATGTTGTAGAATTTGATACTCAATTTACTCAATTAAGCGCGGATACCACAGGTAGTTATTTTACATTATACATGAATGGTCTCCAACCAGAAAGATATTATCAAGTATTAATTCAATCAACAATAGGAGGAAATACTATGGTTTATGATGGAGGATATTATTTTAAAGTAATTAATGGATAATGGAAAGAATCAATTTAAGAAGACAAGTTTATGCTAAAAGTGCTTTTGATAATGTCATTAGTACTGACTTCACTCAGTTGACACCTGTAACTCCTGAAGTTCCTCAAACTCAATCTATTGATATAAATGAATTTTTTGTCCAATATAATAATATATTCTATGATATACCTAAATTTGGAGAAACAAACTCTCATGAGTACCTTGTAAAAACAAGCGGACAATATATTAATTCAACCCAAACAAATGAAACAGTAGAAGCCTTAATTGAAGAAATTAATCAATTAAGACAAGAAAATGCTGATTTACAAAACCAACAAATACAAGGAGATTTAACTAGTGTAGGCCAAAGTATAGCTAGTGCTCAACAAAAATTAAGTAAATAATGAATAAAGTTAGACCAATAGATCCTAATACTCTTAATTATCAAAATATAAGTACAGAGGATGCTAATTTATTTGATTCTTTTGAGATCACAAGTTTATTTAATCCTACTCAGGATGTTGTAGAATATTATGTTTATGATCTTAATAATGAGTTAATATATCAAGACTTAACTTTTAACAATTGGTCAAATGTAGAAGATCCATCTTTAGCTTCTACTACCCCTGAAACAAATAATACAGGATCTACTTTAGATGCTGAGTCAAATCCTAATATAGCTCAAGTATCAACAGTAAATTTAGATCCAATTCAAGACTTACAAAATGTAGGTTTAGATTTTGGTAAAGTAAAGTCAATTTATAATTTTGTAACTTATAGATTAAATTCAGATCCAAATAATGAATATTTTATTTCTGAAATATCCTCAGATAGAACTGAGTTAAGATTAAAATCAAACTTTATTTCTGAAGCTAGTTTACAAATTTCATTTGAACAATTTCAAACAGACTTTTTAGACTCAACTGAGTTTGATGAGTTTTATTTAAACTTTGGAGATAATAAATACGTTGTAGCAGTTAACGCAGCTATAGACACTGATACTTTATTAATTAAGTTATATGAACCTTTACCTCAAGAATTTGGAGTAAAAAATACAGCTTATATTTTAACAAAAAACGGAGAATCAGTAGCTTATGAAGTTGAATTTGATGATTTTGTCCTTGAAGACACATCAATTCATATTGCTCCTCC